CACCGGAGGAAGTACATGCAATGCGGGAGGCACGACGCGATTTATGTTCGCCTTTAATTATATGGGGACAAAAAAAGCAACCACCTGATGTGGAAGAAGCGCGTCGAAAGCTTACTATAGTAATCAATGCCATTGACGAGGGCCACGGATTGAAGGATTACATAAGGGAAAAAGGGGATGACTTGCAGATATGAAAAATGATCAAGTTGATATTTGCTCTATTTGTGTACATGATGAGCCAAATTTTTGCTCGGTGATAGGTACAATTCCCCATTGCTGTAAGCTACATTGGCATTGTAAACCGGCAAGCAAAGCATATGATTATCAGCCAAAGGAGGCAGTGAATGACATTAAAAGACCTTGAATACAAATTGGATAACTATTATAACCATTGGGCGCTTAAAGATGCTATAAACCGTCTGAATACCCTCAAGGCCGAGTATGATGCGCTATATGACAGCAGCGGTGCAATTAACTATGATGGTATGCCACACTCTACAACGCCGCATGAGCCGCCTTTAGATGCAGTATGCCGGATGGGAGAGCAGCCGGAAAAACTACGAGCAGAGATTGTAAATCAGCGTAAGGCGATATTGGAAATTAGTTATGTCGATGCAACTATAGAAACTGCGCTACATAGTTTGAAACCGCCAGAGGAAGAAATAATACATTTAAAGCATTGTGAAGGGATGAAATTTCCAGAGATTGCGGCAACTTTACATTTCTCTGAGAGCAGAGCAAAGCACAAGTATCTTTCAGCAATGTATGAAATACTCTATTTAGTGGGCGATAAAAAAGTCAGCACTAAATAGCACTGTTTAGCACTTTACTTACTCACTGGTTTATAGTATCATTATAATAGTAAATTTAATCAGACAGTTCCTATACATCCTTCCTTTCCGTGAGTGCGCTCCGTGGTAATAACTGCGGGGCGCTTTTGCGTGGCATGGGCTATCCCATGAATTTTAACAGATCCCGGCAAGCCTCTCAACGATGCGTACCAAGCCGGGACAATTTGCATGTGGTGGCGAAATAAAGACGCATATACGAGGTAAGGCACATTGGTTCTCCGTGGTTGAGGTGTATATCGACTAACCCCTTGTAATTTGTGCCATGTAAAGGTGAAAGTCCTTTACCCACATATTAATTTCAACAATTTCAATATTCCTCCATTTTTCCTTTCCGTAAAAGCGCCTATCGGATAATAACCCGGTGGGTGCTTTTACGTATATGCCCGAGCTTATCATAAAAATGAGGTAACATATGGGGCAAATAGAATTTATACACACAGTAAAATGTAGCATATGTCGTGGCAAAGTACATGCGGACAGATATAGCAACACGCAAAGCCCATGCTATCACTGCAATGCTATAAGGCAGAGAAGCAAAAAGGCAAAATGAAGCATAATTATAAAAGTTAGAGGGTGGTGAGCGATGGCAAAAAAGGTAGGGAGACCTCCAAAATATAAAACTGTGGAAGAATTGCAGACGGTAATAGACGCTTATTTTAAGTCATGTGATGGTGAAATGTTAAAAGACGATGAAGACAATCTAATTCTTGACAAGTATGGGCACCCAGTTTTTATACATGTAAAGCCGCCTACAGTAACCGGCCTTGCCCTTGCACTTGGATTTAATTCAAGGCAGACATTATTAAACTATCAAGGCAAAAGACAGTTTATGGACACGATTACGCGCGCGAAGGCACGTTGTGAGGAATATACCGAGACCCGCTTGTATGACCGGGACGGCGCAATGGGAGCAAAATTCAGCCTTACAAACAACTTTAAAGGATGGCGTGATAGGCCAGTTGAAGATGACCAAGATACTCTTGAACACCTTGATAATATTTTAAAAGCGTTAAATACTAACATGAAACAAGACGATAACAATGGAACTTGAATTTAGCAAAAAGCAAAAACAAATATGGCGTGAATCTGTAGAAATGCCGCATAGATGGAATATCAGTTACGGTGCGACACGTTCGGGAAAGACTTATCTTGATTATTTCAAACTTCCCTATCGTATTCGCAATGCAAGTGATGACGGACTTATATTATTACTTGGCAATACAAAGGGAACACTTGAACGTAATATATTAGACCCATTGCGTAAGATATGGACATCTGAATTGGTAGGCACAATAGGCAGCAACAATAAAGTAAGACTATTCGGTCGGGAATGCTATGCGCTCGGAGCCGATAAAATCAATCAGGTTTCCAAATTGCAAGGCTCGGGCCTCTCCTATTGCTATGGTGACGAAATAGCGACATGGAATGAAGACGTATTTACCATGCTGAAAAGCCGTCTTGACAAGCCTACAAGTTGTTTCGACGGAACAAGCAACCCGGACAATCCTAACCACTGGCTGAAAAAATTTCTTGAATCCGACGCTGACATTTACCAAATGAAGTTTATTCTGGATGATAACCCGTTTAATGATCCTGATTTTGTACGGAACCTAAAGAATGAATATCGCGGTACAATATATTATGACCGTTTTATTTTAGGCAACTGGAAAGCGGCAGAAGGTACAATATATCGTTTATTTGCGGATAATCCAAAATCATTCATTATAGATAAAGAACCGGAAAACATATGGTTTTCAACAATAGGCATTGACTGGGGTGGAAATACTTCTGGCGATGCTTTTATTCATACTGGATTTACACGTAATTTACAGGAAGTAGTAATTCTTGACGAACACTATAAATCAGGGATTAAAAGCCCGGAAGAAATCTATCAAAGCTATATAGTGTTTGCAAAAAATTGTTTAAGAAACCATAAAGTTGTTGAATGCCGCGCAGACAGCGCAGAGCAAACGCTTATTCAGGGACTTAAAATAGCAAGCATGAAAGAACGGATACCGGTTGAAATTAAGAACGCAATTAAAGGCGAGATAAACGATAGAATACGTTTTATTTGTTCCCTTATGGCACAAGGGCGATTTAAAATTATGCGGCGGTGTAGTAACACTATTAATGCGTTACAATCAGCTGTATGGGATTCTAAGAGTGTCGAAGATAAGCGATTGGACAATCTAAGCTATAACATGGATGTACTTGACGCAATGGAATATTCAACAGAAAAGTACATGAAAGATATTCAAAATGCGCGGTTGATAAAATAGGTGGTGAGAGTTTGGACACAATAAGAAGTTACCTAACAAATGTAAAAGGATTTAATACAGTAAGCTCAGATTACTATGCTTATATTACTGAATGGGATAATTGGTATAAGGGCGATGTCAAAGGATTCCATACATATTCTGTTTTCAATGGCTTACAACAGGTCGAGTGTCATCGTTATAGCCTTGGTATGGCATCAAAGATATGTCAAGACCATGCCAATTTGCTTATGAATGAAAAGGTACAGATTAGTACTGGTAATGATGCATTTGATAAGACATTGACGGATACTATGACATTCAATAATTTCCGTGTCCGTGCTAATCAGCTTATGGAGATCACATATGCTTTGGGGACCGGCGCTTTCGTCGAATATCAAGACGCTGCCGGTCGAACAATCATTGACTATGTACGCGCGCAGATGATATACCCTTTGGCTTGGGATAATGGCGATATAGCCGAATGCGCATTTGCTTCATTGCGAGTTATCAATGGTGATAAGTACTATTATATCAATACTCATAGATTAAATAATATTGGCAATTATGTCATAGAGAACATTCTTGTCAAAGACGGCGATATGACAACAAGCGTTCCCAATGGCATAGCACCTATGATAGATACGAAGTCTCCATTGCCGCGCTTCCAAATCATCATGCCAAACATTGTTAACAATATTGACTATGACTGCCCTATGGGAATGTCCATATACGGCGATGCAATAGACGAGCTCAAAGCCGTGGACGTGGCATATGACAGTTATGTCAATGAATTTGTGCTTGGCAAAAAGCGCATATTTGTTAAGAATAACATGCTTGGTAAAAAGTTAAATGCAAACGGTGAATATGTTGCAACTTTTGACCCGAATGATGTTGTGTTTTACTCGATGCCTGACGATGATAGCAATAAAGAGCCAATTCACGAGGTTGATATGGAGCTTCGCGCAGAACCTCATGAGGCAGGTTTACAGCGGTTTCTTTCTTTGCTCGGAGATAAATGTGGATTAGGTACAGGTCGGTATAAATTTGAGCAAGGGCAGCCACAGACAGCAACACAAGTCATATCCGAAAAATCAGACATGTATCAGAACTTGAAAAAGAATGAGCTTGTGCTTGAGGCAGCAATGATCGGCATGACAAAAGTTATCGCCGAAATGAATAAAATCAACCCTGATAGCCTTGAAATCAAGGTCGATTTTGATGATTCTATAATCACTGATAAGGACAGCGAACGCACACGCATGTTATCACTCGTCACACAAGACAGATACCCTCTTGACAAATACCTTGTAAATTATGAGAACTATACCGAGGATGAGGCCGCTGAAATAGCGGCAAGTAGCAGCGAAACGCCGACAATTGAGAGTGGATTCGGCAATGAGCCGCAGCCAAACGGGGATGATGGAGGTATGCAGAAATGAACATGTTAGCTATACTTGGGTTGGCCGAAATTATTATGATTATGCTTGTAAGTAGCATTGCTGTAAATTTTATCGTTGATTGTATTTGGAAGTGATTAGATGGCTTTAAGCCCTCAATATTTGGATTCTGTGGCAGAAAATCTGCAATCTATATACAGTGACCTTGAAACATCAATCATGTCAGATATAGCAAGGCGCATAAGCAAAGCCAACTATCTTACACCAACTGCTGAATGGCAAGTATATAAAATGGAGGCAATTGGCGCGTCACAGCAATATATTGCTGAGCAAATTAGCAAAACGACAAAGATTTCTGAAAAAGAAGTCCTGCGCATGTTTAAAGAGGCTGGTATAAAGACAAGCGTTCAAGATACGACATTGCAAAACGAACTTATCAAATTAGGCAAACTTCCTGCCAATACAATCCCATTAACAGCCTCGCCCATGTTCACGCAGATATTAAATGCTAATCTTAAACGCACAAACAACAGCCTTAAAAAGCTGACCGGTACAATTGCGATTGATTCAAACAGCAAATTAAATCAATACATGGACAAATGCCAATTGATGGTACAGTCCGGCGCATTCACGCAAGACCAAGCAATCAACCAAACGGTTAATAAGTTTGCCGCTGACGGCGTGGCAGCGTTTGACTATGCAAGCGGTGTACATACTTCTATCGAAGCAGCAGTACGCAGAGCAAGCGTGACAGGCGTTAACCAGGCAACCGCAGAAATATCTTTAAACAATGCCGATGCGCTTGACACTGACCTTGTAGAAGTCACAAGCCATAGCGACGCGCGGCCCGAACATGCAGAATGGCAAGGCAAGGTTTATAAATTAACTGGCAGCAGCGATAAATACCGCAATTTGGCTGAGGCTACAGGCTATGGCACTGGCGCAGGATTATGCGGGTGGAACTGCCGACATTCATTTTATGCTTATGTTGAGGGTGTGTCTGAAACACTCCCAAAAGAAAAATACGACGAATCCACTTATCAAGACGAACAAACACAGCGTTATAATGAGCGTCAAATTCGTTCATGGAAGAAACGCGCTGCAACACTTGACGCAGGCGGTATTGATGCAAGCAAGGCAAAGGCAAAAGTATCAGAATGGCAAGGTAAGCAGCGAGAATTTTTGAATAAAACTGGTTTAGCACGACAATATCAACGTGAAAAAATTGCAACATGAAAGTGAGGTAATTAATATGCCATTGTCAAAAGGCAAATCAAAGAAATCATTGCAAAAGAATATTGCGACCGAGGTTAAAGCGGGTAAAGACCCAAAGCAGGCTGTTGCCATTGCCTACAGTGTGCAAAGGCAAGCCAAAAAGAAAAAGAGATGATTTACAATGCCGGTGCATAAAGCCAAAGGCGGCTATCAATGGGGTAATAGCGGCAAAGTATACAAGGGCAAAGGTGCAAAAGAAAAGGCCGCAGAACAAGGCAGAGCGGCTTTTGCAAACGGGTATAAAGGGAAAGGGGGAAAATAGAATTGGTTACAACGGGCGCTAGACTTGAACGAAGTGGCCAAAAATATAAAGTATTAATTGCTGATGATAATATATTTGTTGTTGGGAAAATTGATGGGAACCAAACTGATTATGAACATCCCGAAATCTATTCTAACAATAAAAGTATTCTTTCCCTTGAAGAACTTCATTTTAAGGTGGTGAAATAAAAATGGACGCTAAAATTTTAAATAATCTGACTGATATGTCAAGGACAAATTACCGCATGAGCAATTGTCAAACAATGGTAGCTGATATAAAAGCTGACACAACTATGGACGAAGCAGCAAAAACTGAATTGCTTGCATTTGCTGATAAAGTAATGGCGGCAGAATCAAAAATGTGTCAAGACGCTCTTACCATGGTAACAAAATACAGTGTATCGAGCGGAATTGATGCAGCGCAGCCAGACGATGACGAAGATTATTATTAATAGCAAATAGCCGCTTAGAAATAAGCGGTATTTTTACGCCAAAAATTAAGGAAAAGGTAATACAATATGAATTTTGGTAAAGCACTTGAAGCCCTCAAAGATGGTAAGAAAGTTGCTCGCAAAGGTTGGAATGGCAAAGAACAATTTATTGAACTTGCGACAAATGTTAGTTATATTAACCCTATGGGCAATATTAGTAATGTAAATCATGAGCAGATGGGAAACAAAGCTATTGCATTTGTAGGAACCAGCGGCGTACAGCTCGGATGGCTTGCAAGTCAGGCCGATATGTTGTCAGAAGATTGGCAAATAGTTGACTAAACCGCCTAAATGCTGGCGTTAAAGCATTATTCGACCCATAAGTTATGTCGTTAAACTGCCTTAATTCGCGCTACGTCATGCGCGTTATAAAAAGGAGACGTTAAATTATGGCATTTACACGAAAAGCGTTGAAAGATATCGGTGTCACAGAGGAACAGCTTGACAAAATTATGGCTTTGCATGGAACATCTTTATCCGATTATCAGCTGAAATCGGAATTCGATACAGCAGTGCAAGCCGAAGTCGAAAAGCAGACTGGAGAAGTCAAGAAACAGTTTGAGGGCGTCGACCTTAAAACGCTACAAGACAAGGCCGCAGAAGCCGAGAAGTTACAGGCAGAGCTTGAAAAGACAAAGCTCAACTATACCCTTGAAAATCGCCTGATTAAAGAGGGCGCAGTTAACGCAAAGGCAGTCGGCGCATTGCTTGATTCGTCCAAAATCAAAATTGAGGATGGAAAAATCAGTGGCCTTGATGAACAAATTACAGCCTTAAAAGAATCCGACCCGTGGGCATTTGAGCAACCAGCGCCAAAAGCGGGAGGATTACGGCAAACAGCAATACCGCCTCAAACGACCGGGGTTGAGGCAGAGTTTCTAAAGCGAAATCCCGGATTAAAAATTGATTAAATGGAGTGATTTATAATGGCACACACCTTGCAGGAAAGATATTCCGACATGATTCTCGCAAAGCTCCGCAAAGAGCTTGTTTTGAAAGACGGAATTATATTCAACAACGACTACGAAGGCACACCAAAGGCTGGCGCGGTTAAAATTCCGGTACGTGATACCGAAGTTGCAGCCGGTGACTATGATACAGCGGCTGGCGTTGCACTTGGCACAGGCACAACTACATATCTTACTATGACCATTGACAAAGATAAAGCTGTCAATGAAATTATAGATGGATATGAAGCGGCAGCGGTTCCCGATGGCATAGTTGCAGAACGTCTTGACAGTGCGGCCTATTCATTACAGGCTGCAATTGACACGGATGGTGCAACAGCACTTACCACAGGCGGCACAACTTATGGGTTCGGGCTTACCGATAAGACAAACATCTATGACAATATTGTCGATGTGAGGAAAGCTCTTTCATCTGCTAATGTCCCGAACGACGGCAGACGTTTCCTGCTTGTCACACCGACATGCTACGCCTATATGCTCAAAGACACTGACAACTTCATCCGTCAAGGCGATATTTCACAGGACTTGGTTGCAAATGGCGCAATCGGCAAATACGCAGGCTTCACGCTCTATGAGTGGAACGATACAACCGCTAATTTGCTTGCAATAGCCGGGCATCCGAAGTATGCAACACGCGCCAATGAGTGGAGCGTACCGGTTGCATTGAACAACCTTACAAATACCTTTATTGGCGCGTCTGCTGTACAGGGACGCATGGTATACGCACATAAGGTACTTCGTGCGGCTGCTATTCAGTGCATCTATGCGCCTACATTGCTTGGCGCTACAGCGGTGGCTGGCAGTACAACGGGCAAAACAATTGTTACTGTTACTGGAAATGGTTCACTTGCGTTGAAATATCGTGTTGCTCCGTTTGCTACTGCGTCCGTCTATGGAGCTTCTACAGCAAGCGGATATACTTCCCTTACTTCCGGCACAACTGAAATCACAGCGGCTGACGGCGTAAACATCGAAGTCGTTTCCGTTGCAGCTACGACTGAATTAGTTGTTGGTGTCGGCAATGTGGCATCTGTACCTAAAGCATAATGAAAGGCGGTGAGTTTTGATGGCTTATTCAGCATATATTGACAGCACATATTATACCGGCACATATCAGGGCACAACAATAGCAAGCGCCGATTTTGCGCGCATTGCTTTGCGAGCGTCGGATGAACTTGATAAGCTCACCGCTAATTTAGTCCGGCTGAACGGGCTAACGAGTTACAGCACAGACGCACAGGAGGCTATTAAATTAGCAACTTGCGCACTCGCTGAATCTCTTTCACAAATTGACGCGGCTACAGATAGCGCGGGGTTGATGGCATCGTCCGAACATGTAAACGGGTATAGTTATTCCGGCATAGATCAAACAGCCATTACGGCGGCATTGAGTACCGCACATCAACAGGCATGGACATACCTGCAAAGAGGCGGGTTTTCGCGGGCGGTATGCATATGAAAAAAGCCGTCTCAAATAGAGGCGGCTAATCATTAAGTATTCCAACCGAGTATTTTTACTTCGGTATGCAAACCTACTTTTATCGCATTTGGAAAGTTATCGGATGGCACAGGGTTTTTACTGATAATTGATGCAATATCTCCACGAACATCTCCAATGTAAACTTCTACATTAGGCAATTCGTCGTGATAAAAAAACATTTTATTTTCATGCGTAGCACAACTTTCTTTACTTACCAATTTCATCAAAATATATTCAGGGAAGCTTGTGGTCCCACAGTTTATTAATACTTCTGTACCAATCGGGTTATTATTCATTTCTCATTCTCCTTTGTTTTTATATTACATTGGTTGAAAACAAAATTTTCGCCTTGATATCCTATAAACATGTCATTGCCAAAAGGTGTGATTGATTCGATCCCACATTCATCAAATGCTTTTTGTAAGGTATTTCCGATTTTAATAGAATCATTAATTGTTGATTCTTTCATTTCTCGTTCTCCCTTTCAATAATCTTTTTTAAAAACTGGTAATTGCTTAAACCGGATTGAATAGCTTTTAATCGCTCAAATTCTTCTGGTAGTAATTCCGCTGACCATGTTCTATGCTTACGCCGCCATTTGGCTTTACTTTCGGGGGTTGATTGGCTCATGCGGTCACGTCATTTATACGGCGGTTCCATGCAGCCTTAGCTTCACGCTTAGCATCTTCTTTTGTCCATTCAAAGCCATGCGTACCTGCCGTTGCAAAGCAGCGCAAACAAGTTACTGTAGCCGTCCATTTACATTGTGGCCTATCGTTACGTTCTGTTGCTTCAATTTCAAGCAGTTTAGATTCTCCACAATGCGGGCATGGTTTTAACTTAACATTTTCCATTATTCTTAACCTTTCTGCCGGGTACGTTGCCCGGCGCGATGTGGTTATTATTTTGCTATTTGTGCTTCAATGTAATCGCAAAGTTCATACCAGTGGTCAGTATTCCCGTTATCAACAATGTCGTACAAATCGTTTGCAATGTCTTTTGGTATTAATTCAATTTCTTTTACGCGGTACATTGTGATTAATCCTTTTATAAGTTGTTTTTCATAAGTCATAATATTTTTAAATTTCATGTTAACCGCTCCTTTTCTTTTCTATGATATAAGTATAACACGTCTACACGTAGATGTCAAGCATTATTTCAAAGTTTTTTTAAATTATTTTTAAGGTGGTGAACGCGGTATGAAAGTAATGTCAAGGCGGGCAAGGCCGTCAATGGTAACGCTGTATAACTACGTTAGCGCCACATCGGGTGTCGCGGCGTATCAGCGCACGGTTATTGAGCGGGTGTCCTTAGACCTTGCATATCAGATGAAGCTGGCACAACGCGGCGTAAGCACCACAAATATGGTATCTATGATGATTGACTTGCGGGATATAACCACAACGAGCAATCGTACATTTTTGACTTATGAGGCATGGGCGGCGTTGACTACAAAAACGGGTTATTTCACTTTTAACACTGCAAACGATTTTTTTGTTGAGGGTGAAGCGACTGAAACTATGCCAACAACCACAAAAGCGCAAATGATGGCAAAGTATCGCTGCTATTCCGTGACCAGCACAGCGATACCGGCAAGTGATAGCGGCATACCAATTATCTTAACTGTGACAGGAAAGTAGATGATAAAATGTCAATAGCAAAGTTTGTAAAACCGGATGGCGAGCATGTACCGATATTGTCGCCCGGTGAATTTTCTGTGACTGAAACAGGAGCGCCGCGCAAAGCCTATTTTGGCACAAATAAAGGCAACCTATATATTCCCGATAAAGATGGTACTCATGGCATATTTTCAAGTGACACGGCAATTTTAAGCGCATTGACGGTTGGAAATGTGCTTGAAGTGGATAATGGGCGCACAGATGATTATATTCCTGATGGAAGTTATGCATATCCATACAAAAGCATTCAAGCGGCGCATGATGCTATACCGGATGGAACCAGCGCAACCAACATTTATATTATCCGAGTAAAGTTAGGGCATTCATACACCGGCAATATTACATTAACAAAAGATTTTATTACCATTTTGGGTGACGGAGGAATAACCGGAGCAGGATATACTGGAACGATTACATCAACCTCAAAGCACATTACATTTTTTGGCGTTAACCTTACTTCCGGTGCAACAATTAATCAAACTGGCGCCGGACATTTTCTATTGGAATTCAAACAGTGTCATATGGGCGGTCATTTGAATGTAACGGCAAGCGGAACTACAATAGAAAAGCAGGATTCTTATATCCAAGTAACTGGCGATGATAACCTTTGGATGGGCTGTACTATTAATATTACAGGCATTCAAGGTTTTGCTGGTATGACTGGCGGCGCGTATGTAAATAACACTTTAACTATAACAGACAGTTATTTTTGTCCTGGCTGTTCCTGCGTGGATAGTTGTACGGTCAATCTTGAATCCGGAACAACGGCAGAATTTTTCAGTATGTACGCTATTCGTAATACGATTAATCTTAAAACTGGAGCTACTCTTTACGCTGACATCACAGCGCTTGCAGATATGGACAACACGCTGACTAACACAGGCGGTATGTTTCACAGAGTCTCCGACAAACAGGTTTTAGCGGCATTCGAGCAGCTTACGTCGGCAGCGGTAGGAGATATATTTTATCTCAATGCTTCAAAAGTGCTTACGAGGTTGCCAATCGGCACAAGCGGGCAAACGCTGAAAGTATCAGCGGCAGGAATTCCAGAATGGACTACATAAAGGAGGAATTTTAATGGCAAGAACCAATATTGAAATAATGGAAAAGGATACTAAAGTTCAGAAACAAGCAAATACAACCGGCATTAGCAAGACTGTCTCCGGCACGTCGAAGAATAAAGCAGATAGCAAGGCGTAATTTTATGGCGAATAATACAACAGCCGAAATCAATTTTAACCCTGCAACGGTGGCGGCGCGTATAAAAGGTAATTCAACAAGAGCGCAGAAATGGCTTGATAATGAAGTGCTTAAAGATTGTACGCCTTATGTGCCGCGCATTACCGGCGCATTGGAACATAGTGGAATTGACGGGACTACCATAGGTGAGGGACTAATACAATATAATTCACCTTATGCAAAACGCCAATACTATGGATATTTTAATCATTCAACACAATCCCATCCGCAAGCATGTCGCATGTGGTTTGAAGTGGCAAAGGCTGCGCACAAAAATACTTGGCTTGCTGGCGCGAAAGCATTGGGAGGTGGTGGCTAATGGCAGATGAAGCAAAACCCTTGGACGCAACGGATATAACGCAAATAATGGCATCGTTGCAAACATGGATAAACGGCCTTGATATACTCGATTACCATTTATGGCTTGAATACATTGAGGAATCAACCGGGCTTGGCATGTGCATAAAAGCCAATGGAGGGAATATTCTCGAAGAAGATGTTGACGGTGGCTTTTCTGCTGAAATTCTTTTTATTGTCTATATAGTTGTAAACTCTGTGCCGGACGGCGCGGCAGCGGCATATAAACCGCTTAATGATTTGGGCGCATGGTTCAAAGCCAACGGTCCGCTTGGGTTAGACATTGGCAAGCGGCGAATACCTGACCAAATAGTTATGACCCGCGCACCTATGGATATGTCCGGCAAAGACGAATCAGGCAATACCACATTTTTAGCAACATATAATCTTACTTATGATGAGGAGGCACAATAATGGCCAAAAAGAAATCCAGTCTAATGGCTTATTTTATCAATACAGGTACTGTAGCGGCTCCCGTATGGGCGAAACTTGGCAAAGGTGTTACATCTATACCATTAAAGTATGACGCACAGACAACTACAGAGACATATGTTGACGAGGATAACGCAACAACCAGCGTAGACAGTTATCAGGTCAGCGCGGGCATTGACGTTTCTTTATGGGATGCTACAAGCGCACCGGCACATGCTTATCTTGAAACAATGCGTAAATCCCGTGCTGTTGGTTCAGCAGCAGAAACCGAAATACTTGAAGTAGATTTGAGCACTACAAGTCCATATACAGCACAGAAAAGCAGCGCGGTTGTCGCTATTGATACGTTCACGGTTGAGGGCGGTAAGCCACAAACATTGAGTGTAACAATCTCATTTAACGGAGATCCAACAGATGGCACAGTTGTCATAACGACCGGTGCACCGGTATTTACAGCAGCATCATAATTTAATGGCGGGTGAAATATCCCGCCTTACTTTTTAGGAGGGAATATGTCTGTTAACAAAATTCGCGTAAAATCATCCAACATTTATACTATTGAGGTTAATGATGATGGCGATACCATCGAATTTGACATAGAAGATACTGGTCTTGCAACAAAAATGGTAAGAACATTTGATAAAATCAATGAACTTATCGACGAATATCAAGAAAAGGCAAAAGAAATTGATGCGCGACCCGATGAACCTTATAGAAAGGCCGATATTGACGGCAAGGAAAAGACTGTAATTACCAAAAATCAGTATGACGGCGCAATGATGGTCGATGAACTATACTCTAAGGCACGGGCAACACTTGACAATTTCTTAGGCGAAGGTGCTTGTCAGAAGATTTTTGGCAATCATAACTATTATTCGATGTTCGAAGATCTGACCGAACAGCTAAAACCGCATTTTGAAAAGATGGGGTTGAATGCACAAGCCTTAAAAACAAAAACCGTCAAAAAGTATATGCCTAACCGTGAAAGCCGGAGAGCACTAAAATGATCGATTATCCGGAGTTAATTACTGTTAATGGCAAAGATTTTGAAATCAATACCGATTACCGCTATGGTTTGGCATGTTTTCGTTGTATAAACGACGTTGAAATCAGCGACACAGAACGCGCCTTTGGGGTTATAGGCATACTGTATAAGCAAGAGCCGCCAAACCTACAAGAAGCCTTACGCATGGCTGTGAAGTACCTGCAATGCGGCAAAGACGCGCAAACGGAAGAACAGAACCCGGACATGAGTTTTGAAACTGACGAAAACTATATCAAGACTTCTTTTATGTCTGATTATCGAATTGATCTTGACGAAACAGATATGCACTGGTGGAAATTTTGCAATCTACTGCAAGGTTTGACTGACGATTGCATCTTGAACCGTGTCCGCGATATTCGCAATTATGACCTTTCTACCGTCAAAGATGCAAAGCAGCGCAAAAAAATCATCAAGGCAAAACGTGACGTGGCGCTGCCTAATGAATTGGCAGAGGAAGATAACGATATTTTGGACGCTTTTTATGCGCAATTGAATTGATTTTTCCTTTATTTCCTTATATAATGATAGAAATGGAGGAATCGAAATGGACAATGTGATATGCAAGTTTAAGGGCGCAACAGGTAATATAGGACTATATAACGATAGAGTTATTATTTCACATCGTGGCGCTGGCGCTATGATAAATGGGTGCAACAGAAAAGACGATATTACTATTATGCTTGACCAAATTGAGCGTGTGCAATTTAAATACCCCGGAATTGATGGAGGATTTATACAATTTACAGTAAAAGACGATAATAGAGTATTCCAAGATATTCACGATATAACAAAAGATGAAAACTGCGTTATTTTTGGCGTTGCTATGAATAATAGTGCTGAACGATTTAAATATCAATTAGCATTATTAATTCCCGATAAACCTATTAATATTCTTAAAAAATCCAAAGATATTCAACAATGTAATCCAATTTCAACAAATGAAATTACTATTGAAAGCAAACCAATGACTTTAAAGGAAAAACGGACACAATTTCAAATACGTGCCCGAGAAGCTAACCCGAGAGCATTTGGGAATATCATGACTGATGATGAAAAAGCTGAATATAAAGCTAATGTGGCAGTAAAACGGGTAGAGCTTAATAAACAAAATG